CTACGGATGCCTAAGTCTTGGATTAGTCCAATGGTGCGTAAGTCGCTGCAGCGCTTCCAGTAGCCCTTTATTTCGTGACCAGCCAACGCTGATCGAGCGCCTGCTTCTTCATCGGTCAGGCCAAGAGTTGCGTAAAAGTACTGTTCCAGCAGTAACGCTCGATGGGTTCCCACCCGTATCGGGCTAATCTGCCGTGATGTTTCAGGGTCTGTTGCCCGGAATAGTGGTAGGTCGGTGTATGTCATGTTTCCTCTGACTTTCTGCTATTTGAGTAGCGGTGGTTACTTTACACAATTTAGAAAGTCGGTGGTGGATACCCAATGGAAACAAAGTACCCACCACCTAGCCCCAGCACTGCTCAAACAGTGTCTGGGAATCCTATTTAAGTGCCCTGAATTGAGCCTCAAAATGCTCTGGCGTTTGCTTAGCCAGTTCAATATGCAGCCAATTAGGCGAGCCTTGATACGAGCCTGCATTGTCTGTGGCTGTAAAGATTTTGACTCCTGCCTTGCCTTCGCCTCGACTACAGCGGTAGCCAGCGCCATACTCGCCATAGGCGTACCAGTGCATTTCGCACAGTCCTAGGGCTTTGCTGTTGGCTAGGAACCAGTCCCAAATAACACGTGCCTGAGCTTCGTCTTTGTATTTCAGATCAGCTGCATATCCGGTGGCGTGTACAGATAGTCCTGCGTTGTTTCGCATTGGGCGGTTGGCGTATGTGCCTAGTGATGTCATGCCCCAGCGCGCTTTGCATAGTTCTACAAGTTTTGCGGTGACGGGTTTGGTGCCTTTGCCATCCCATGATGGGTAGTACGGGTACGGTCTAACGGTCATGGTGCTGGTGGGTCTTTCGGACGGTCTTTAAGGCCGTTGCCAGCGAGTACGCCTAGTAGTCCACCTGTCAGCGTTGCGAGCATTGGTGACAGTACAGACCATGCAGCGTCATCATTGGGCGAGACTTCGAGCGGTTGGGTTACAAACAAAAGGCCGTATAGCAATGCCAAGATGGAAGCAAGAAAAGCAAGCGTTAAACCGATGGCTACGACAAAAATAAGTCGTGCTTTTATTTCTTCGTTTGTGTGTCTGTTGTCTGGTTTCATGTGCACTTTCCGCCTGTGCCGTATGCCGGGGCTGGTGTTGTTGGGGTGATTGTTTCGGTGACGCCGCGTAGGGCTTTGTTTTTGGTTGGTGGGCAGTTGAGGCGTTCACGGTCTGCGCAAGCGGTGAGCGAGCCTAAAAAGACCAATAAAATCAGGCTATTTCGCATTACGCGCTAATTTCCATTAAAACGATTGTTGAGTTTGAACCGTTTGGAGAATGCTGCACAAGGTCTCCATTAAATTCATTTGCTATTTGAACTTTGTAAGTCGTTGCCGAGGTTGTCGCTGGACTGTCAAGAATAACTAATTCTAGTGAACCTACTTGAATTAAAGCCGTATTGGTATACAACCCAAATCCATAGCCTGCAATGCTTGTAGCACCTCTCATAATTCTAAGTTTGACGCCTGAACCTGCGTTGGCTGCTGTTTTGGCACAAGCGTTAGAGGTAAAACACAAAATCTTGCTTGTGGTTGATTGTGGCGTAATAGATGCCGTTAAAGCGGTATCTACAAAACCTGAAGTACCGTTATTAGTCACAGTTGTAGTTGTTGCACTCACAACTTGAAGAACGCGAAATGCGCCCCTAAGGTCATTTTGCTGTGCCGCAGTGAGGATGGCCCCACTGACAAAACTTGCGGGGAGGTTGGTTGGTGTTGCCATATTTGTCTCCTTTAGAAACTGAGAAGGTTATTGTCGAGCGTTCCGAAGATTGCATCGTCAAGGGTTAGATATTGGTTGCCGTCCGTACTCTCAAAAGTGTACGAAACAATGTGGCTACCCGGAGTGATGTTATGGCTGATGCCCGACACAATCAAGGTTTGTGTCTCTGTGGCTGGGGTGCCTACCACAAAGTTTTTAACCACAGTGCAGATGCTGGTCATGTCAAGGTTGAGCACAATGTTCTGATCAGTGGCCGATAGAGCTGACATCTCGGTAGATAGCCCTGTAAACCTAAGCACTGGGTTTTTGTACTTGCCGAGCAGATAGTTACCAAGGCCAGCAACCTCTGTGGTCGTGCTGTTAAGCAAGTCTGTCAATGAATACTGCTGAGCTTGATAAAGCGCAATGCTAGTCGAGTCGCTGGTTTCTTGTTTTGCTCCTGCTGGCGATTGGGTAACTATGTAGTTGTATAGCAGCTCGTCACCAAATTGATTGATGAGCGACTGGTATCTAAGGCCTGTGCCGTCAGTGTTAAAAGTAGCGCCAGCCACCGGGTTAAGAACACTAGACCTACCCTTAAAAGTCAGCGTGCCGTTAGCGCTCATAAACAGATAGCCCTGCTCGCTGGTGTTTACAAGCTGCAAATAGTTAAGACAGTTAGCGTCTTGGCTGATAGCAAAAGCGCCAAGAGTCGATGAGCCTGTGTCAATAGATCGAGCGCCTTGGTAGTTAATCTCTGGCAAGTCCAGCACAGTGTTAATACGTGCACCTGTGGCTTCTGCTGATGGGGTCACAGCGTTCAACGATTGGTTAGCAAGCACCGTGAAGTTGTCAGAACATGACGCATACATCATGTCTTGATTGCTGATGTCGTAATCAAGGTTCCAGTCAGTAATTAGCCCTGTGTAGATAGGTATGCCGTTAGCAAGGATTTGTACCGGGCATCGTGGCAACACAAACGGGTAGTAAGGGCTTGAGGTGTTGCTTGGGTTAAGCACTTGGCTGGCGTTGTCAAAAGCAATAACAGCTGTGCCAGCATTGAACTGGTCTAACTGGCGTGAACGGCCACGTGTAATGCTGACATTTTCTACAAGGCTTGTGAGATCAACAAAGGTCAGACCGCCTAAAGTGCCGCGGCCTGCAGTGTCTAGAACACCATAAAAGGCATCGTCAAGCATGAAAGGTGTACCGAAGCCAGTAGTGGATTGAAAGCCCACCAGCACCTGCATCGTAGGAACGCTCATGCTGGTGCAAATACCGTTCCGCTACGACGCTGGGCTTTTTGGATGGCAGCAATAATGTCCTGACCTACTTGGTCGGGTGTGCTAACCAATCCAGCGTTTACTGTAATATTCATGCCCATACCACCAGCCTTGTTTAGTGGGATAACAGCCTCTGGGCCTGCCTCACCAATAAGCGCCAAAGTAGGGCTAGTAACAATGCCCCCCGTAGCCATGGCTTTATAGTCAAGTCCTGCAGGGTTAGCGCCACCAGCTGCGCTACCTTCACCACCTAAACGGCCGAGGCTAATTTGACCAAGTGAGCCAATGTCTTTGCCGGGCTTAATCAAGTTAATGCCCTTAATAACTACGTTAATCATGGTGATAAAAGCGTTAGCCATAAACTCAAAGTTACGCGCCACCTGATTAACGACAGCATTAACTACAGCGCGGAAAGTATCGAACCTTTTGTAAGCCATAACAAGAGCAACACCCAAAGCAACAATGCCAGCCGTGATCAGTACAGCAGGGTTTAACGCCATGGCCGCATTGACTAATACAATGCTGGCAGCCATAACACCAAAAGCAGCTGCTACAGCCGTGATCAGTGTTGGGTTCTCTTGTGCCCACGTGGCAAACGATTGCAAGACCGGCAAAGCCTTTTCAAGTATTGGCAACAGTGCAGCGCCTACACCTTCCTTTGCCTCACCAAGAGCAACGCCTAAACGCTGCATAGAGCCAGCCGCTGTGTTAGCGGAATCAGTAGCAGCCCCACCAAAAGTGACAGCCATCTCGGCCATTACTTCTTCCATCGATGCGCCGTCTTTAATCATCTCGCGTAGCTCTGGGGACAGTTTTGCTAGGGCAGTCATGTTGCCGCCATACGCCTTTTCCATAGCCTTAGTGACTGTCTCAAGGCTCATGCCTTTAGCAGCTGCAATGTCCATAGACAAGTTGGCGGCCTTTTGCGCTTCGTCGATATCCATAGTGGCACGTACCAGCCCAGCCATTGCCGGGCGTAACTCATCATCAGTAACGCCTTTTAATTTGCCCTGCTGGGTTATGTATGCCTCAACACCAGCGATCTGTGCATCAGTAGCTGCAGTGGTTTTTTGTAGCTGACGCGCCAGCATCGCTTGGGCTTGCTCATCTTCCATAGCACCCTTGACAGCATCACCAAGGCCAGCGACTAAACCACCAAGTGCTACAGCTGCGTATTTGTTTGCCTTGCCTAGCGCGTACTTAGCCTTAGCTTGCGCGCCTTCTAAATCCTTAAAACCTTTTTCGGCTTCCTTTAATCCCTTAGGGTTAAATTGCGTAACGATTGGTAGGTAGATAGCCATTAGCCAGATGTCCTTGCTTGTAGTGCTCGATTAGCGTCAGCGATTACTTCATCCACGGCTTTCATAATGTCAGCGGTGCCTTGCTCAGCAATGAACGCACGTGATCGCCACAAGCCGCGCTGGGGTCTGCCAAAAGTGTTAGTAAGCAAGCGTGAGAAATCGCTGTTGTTTTTAGACCCTGCTTGGCTGAACATTGCGCCAGCTGCGTTCTTTTGCACCAAAGTAACTAGCGGTGTGATGCCTTGGCCACGTGCACGGCCACCCACCATGATTTGCACACCTTTGTCCACAGCGGTTTTGTTGTAGCCCAGCCTGCCTTTGTTGCCCCAACCACGGATCATGCTCACGCCAATTTCTGACGGGAACTGCTTACGGCCTTCCTCAAGCATTGCCGGGCTACTGGCCTTAATTTTGGCGGCAGCCTTAAAGCGCGCTGACTTATCTAACTTGCTGAGCTCTGACAATGCCTGCTTCAAGCCTGTAATTTCGGCGCTTGTTTCTAGGCTCATGCTTTGCGGCTTTCGTTTAACAGCTTAATCGTGGTGTTTAGATCAGCAATATCAAACTCTACAGCAGGTGGCCACCAGCCTG